CGTCGCCTCCGCGAGGATCGCTCCGGACTGTTCGATCTGGTCCGCCGCGCGCACCAGCGCGGGGATCGCGGCGGCGGCGTCCTGCCGCCGCTGCTCCGTCACCTCGCGGTACTCGCGCCACAGCGAGTAGATGACTCGCGCGAGCACCCCGTAGCCGCTGAGCAGCAGCGCCCCGACGGCCAACACCTCGGGTAGGCCGAGGGTGATGCCGGGCTCCGCGATCTGGGACTGTTCGATCATGTCGCGCTCCTCGCTATGGATCGGAGCATCTCCCCGAGCCCCGCAACGTCCTCGAGGCGCCCTTCCACGATTGCTGCGTCTCGCTCCGCGGTAAGTATGCGGCGCTCTTCGCGGGCGAGCGCGAGCGCTCGAAGGCGCTCACGCTCCGAGCGCTCGGCCTGTGCTTCCGAGAACGGGCGCGCTCCGAGGACGAGCTGCTCCAGCGCAGCGCGACCCGGGTCACGTGTCTCATCCTCGATGACGACGGTCGCGACTCCATCCTCGTGGCGGATGGAGTAGGGGTGCAGGTCGTGCGCCGCGTCGATCGCGGCGTGGAGCGCCTCCGCATCGACGGGGCGCGGGATGGCGAATGCGTACTCGATCATGGCTCGATCTCGATCAGGAGGAGTCCGCTCTTCGGGGTCGTTCCGTAGCGTCGCCCTCCGCCAATCCCGTTTATCGTCGCGGTGCCCGCGCGATCCAGCCCCACACGTAGGGTCCACGTGCGCGCGGTGACCGCGCCCGCGGCAAAAAACGGCTGTATCACGCAGGGCGTTACTATTTCACCCGGGGTCATGAAGGTCTCAGCAGCCCGCGCGTTGACAGAATCGCTGCGAATCAGAGTCGCGGCCACGTAAGCAGTCACGGTGGAATAAACGAACACCCAGCCGATCACCATCAACAGGTTTGTCGCGGCTGCCGGTGCGTGGGACAGAGACGTGACGAACCCGCCTTCGGTGCTCTGTGGGATCGTGTCATCCCACGGGATCTGCGTCGTCGTCGTCGACACCGCGCTCGTGGTGGAGGACACGACAGAGACGATACCCCTCTTCGTGGCCCACGCCGGTAGACCGGCCACCAGTGTAAGCGCCTGGCCATTGCTACCTTTCGGCAGGCGCGCCCAAGCCGGCGTGGCGTTGGTGTAGAGGATGTCGCCCGCGACATTGGCCAGGGCCGCGATCTCAGTAAGACCCTGGTCGTACACCTGCACCTGCGAGCCAGGCTGGAGCTCGAGATCAACGCGTGTCGTGGCTGCAGACCGCAGTAGCCACAGCTTACTCGCATCATCCCACCGCGCGTACTGACCATCCTTGGCCGGGCTGAGATCCGCCAGGGAGACCGCCATCGCAGCTCTGACAGCCATCAGGCGTCCCCCCAGATCAGCGTCGCGTTCGTCTCGTCGTACTCGACGATCGCCAGCCCCGGCGTCGTGCCGGCCTCCAGCGTGATGCCCGTCCCCGAGATGTCTCCGCCGGTGATCGCGACGGCGTTGGCTGCCTGCGTCGCCATCGTGCCCAGCCCCAGCGTCGAGCGCTGCGCAGCGGCGCTCGCATCATCGAGCAGCGCGCGACCAGCAGCCGTACAAGCTATCTCCTCGCTGGCCCCCGCCCCGACGGTGGAGCGGCCGATGAGCAGGTCGGTCGCCGTCATCTGGAGCCGCGTGCTCAGTAGCCGCGCGTTCACGTCCAAGCCAGCGTAGCCCGACGCGGCATCCTTCTCGACCTCGAGCTGGTAACCGACGTGCGGATCGCCGGCGGCGACATGCGCGCTCACAGCGGCAGTCGCCGCTGCCTCGCCGGTGCCGGCCGCATCGAAGGCGCTCGTGTCCTCTACCGCGGCTGTCCCGAGCCCCAGCGTCGAGCGCTGAGCAGCGGCGCTCGCATCATCGAGCAGCGCGCGACCAGCAGCCGTACAAGCTATCTCCTCGCTGGCTCCGGCAGCCACTGTAGACCTGCCGACCAGTAGATCGGTTGCTGTCATCTGCAGCCGTGTACTCAGTAAACGAGCATTAACGTCGAGTCCAGCGTAGCCGCTGGCCACGTCCTTCCCACTTTCGAGTTGGTAGACGGCGTGCGGATCGCCAGCCGCGACGTGGGCGTTCACGGCAGCGCTCGCGGCAGCCTCGCCGGCGCCCGCTGCGTCGAAGGCGCTCGTGTTCTCGACGGCTGCGGTACCCAGTCCCAGAGTTGAACGCTGAGCAGCGGCAGTCGCGTCGTCCAGCAGCGCCCGCCCCGCGGCCGTGCAGGCGATCTCCTCGCTGGCCCCCGCCCCGACGGTGGAGCGGCCGATGAGCAGGTCGGTCGCCGTCAGCTGGAGCCGCGTGCTCAGTAGCCGCGCGTTCACGTCCAAGCCAGCGTAGCCCGACGCGGCATCCTTCTCGACCTCGAGCTGGTAACCGACGTGCGGATCGCCGGCGGCGACATGCGCGCTCACAGCGGCAGTCGCCGCTGCCTCGCCGGTGCCGGCCGCATCAAACGCGGTCGTGTCAACCCCGAGCTTCTTGGGGACGTCGCCGGACCACTCGAGCGCCGTTCCGGCGAACCTGTCCGCGACGTTGTACCCGTCGATCTGCCCGTTCAGGACCTCGTGCATGGCGCGGCCGAGCAGCTCCAGCTCGAACATCCGCCCGTCGCTGGGCTCGCGGTCCACCTCGATCGTGAACAGCCCCGGTGTCGCCAGAAGCTGCATGTCACGCCCCCCTGTCCGGGCCAGCCGCGTCGGCGACCAGGCGCACGCGATCCACGATGACCGGTCCCGTGGTCGTCACCACGGCGAGCTCGGGCTGAACGCGATTGCCGCCGCGGTTGAGCCCGAACTCGGCTACCGGCTGGTCGGCCACGAGGGTGCGGGCGACCCATGTAGCGGCGGTGTCCCCGTCAGGTCGGACGCGGGCGACGAGCACCTGGCCGACCTTGGCGCTCCGCAGCGACGCTTGCAACGAGCGCACGATCTTCTTCCGGAAGGGGGCCCCGGCGTCGAAGTCCCTCCCGCGCCAGCGCAGCAAGATCCCGCCGGCCCACCACACGTCTCCCGTTTCCGGCTTGATCTCCATTCCGGGGCTCGCGAGGGTGAACGTGTCCACGGTGTTGGAGACGATGCGCGCGGTCATGATGACCCCCGTCGCCGCCACCTTGACGTGGAGCCACAGGCCGGCGAGGGCGTCCCCGGTCACCGACAGGTCCGCGGTGGTGGTGACGTGGGTCACGTCCGCCGCCGAGACCACGGCCCCGGACAGCTTGCCGTCCAGCTGCCCGTCTACCGCGCCGTCCGACGCCCAGGCCAGGTAGCCCAGGTCGTCGCCCAGCAGGAGCTCACGCGCGCCGCTGGCCCGCGGCATGAGCCCCATGGCGGACACCGGGATGTCGAACAGGCTCCACGCCTCCGAGCGCAAGTAGAACACGAGGACCCGGTCGTTGTACGCGACCGAGGCGCGCCGCACCGCGAACCAGACCGCCTGATCGTTCGGCTCGAAGCCGGCAACAAACGACAGCACCGCGCTCTGGTCAAGCGCCCGCACGGTCTCCCGGACCACCTCGCCGATCCTCTGGACCTCGGCCCCGCGCCAGCGGTAGGTGCTCAGGCGGGCGTTGTAGGCGTAGCCCGATCCGCCGACGTTGACGATGGCGTGGCCGGCCTCGCTGCCACCGGCCGCCTCGTAGTGGATGAAGCTGAAGGTCGTGGCGTCCGCCCCTACAAGCATGAACAGGGTGTCCCGCTTCACGACGTAGAGCCGGGCGTTGATGACCAGCAGCCCGAGCCCCGGGTCGCCGTCCTGCTGCCCGCACCGCAGCGTAGAGGCCGTGCCGACCTTCTGCGGCTCCCCGGGCTCGGAGAAGTAGACCAGCGTCGGGTCGGCCCCGACGATGAACCAGAGCCGCCCGAGGTACTCCGCGACGTAGGACGCCCCGGGCGGCTTGGTGTAGCCGCTGTCGGCCCCCACGGCGCCGAGCGAGGCGTCGGCGGTCGTGTCGGTGTAGGACGCCGCGTGTGTCGCCTCGAGCAAGTAGGACGACCCGCCGGCCGCGGTGCGGTAGCAGCGCACCGTGTCCCACACGGCGTCCAGCTCATCCGTCACCCCGGCCGGGAAGGTGACGGCGATCGCGCTCGCCCCACCCGTGAGCTGGTGGGACAGCACCGCCGACATCTCGCCCTCTTGGTCGAGGGAGGTCGAGTAGAAGGCGAAGCGGTAGGCGTAGGCGCCGTCCACCTCCAGCGATCCGGCGCCGCCGTTGGCTGCCGTGATGCCCGCCGGCGCGGCCCGGCCCAGCTCCGTGACGTTGGTGCCGTCGTAGACGTAGTTCGCGCCCTTGTCGCAGATGAAGAGCTTGTCCGTCATTGTCGCGAACGTGGACCGGAAGCCGGCGGTCATGCCCGTGATGATCGCGGCGTTGATGGTGACGCTGTCGTCACCGTTGACCGTCAGGGTGACGAGGGTCTCCGCGATCTTGGCCACGAGGATGGACGGGCCCGTGACGCGGGCGAACTCGTAAATGGCGAGGACCGCCCCCGCGCCGGCGGTGGTGTTCGCCCGCAGCGTCCCCGGGCGGGTGCGCATGACGCCAGGATAGGCGAACGAGGCGTTGAGGATCTCGGCGGCGTCACCGTCGCCGATCTGGTGCGGGTCAGCGTTGGTGTGCAGGCCGCCGGTAGGCGCGATGTCGATGTGACCCACGAGCTACCCCCACTGGAAATCCAGCTCCCACACCGGGCGGGCAACGCCGGACTGGTCCTTCTGCCAGCGCGCCAACAGCCACTCCCGCTCCTGCTCGGCGTCGCCGAGCTGCTGCTGAAGCAGCCGGTTCGCTGTCGCGTCGCCGGCGTAGGCGGTGGCCATGACGGCGGCCTGGATCAAGATGAAGTGCCGGAACGCGCGCGGAAAGACGATCGTTGAGCTGTCGTCAACGATGTCCGACCCCATCGAGGTGTGGTAGACGTAGACCGTCCCCTCGTCGTCCGGGAGCGGTCTGACCCCGATCTTGATCTCCCCAATGGTGTCGTCCGCCCGGACGAAAAAGCAGACGGGGACGCCGCGCGCCTCGGGCGTCGCGTCCGTGGGTGCGGCGACGCGGAACTTGTCGTGGAAATCCACCGGCACGAGCGGGATCTCTCGTGCCGATCCCGCGTCAAGCCGGGTCACCTTCTCGATCCGCAGGATGCGCTGCGCCGCCGGCGGCGTGCCGATGTCGTAGAGCTCCTGCCCCGCGACCAGCGTCACCGTTTCCCGCGCCACGAACGGGAGCGCGTTCCAGTGCTGGCTCTTGAGCGCCAGCATATCGAGCGCTTGCTGTAGCGCCTCTTCGACGAGCCCGTCGCTGTAGACGTCGCCGCTCTCATCGCGCAGCAGGCGCAGGACGCGCGTCTTCAGAGCCCCGATCGTCTCAGTCGCCATACCCGATCACCCGCCGCCCGGTTCGAACTGCCCACGCCACCTCGGAGCACTCGGCGAGGTGGCCCTCTGCCTCCGCCATCTTCGCCGCGTCTACGGCGTCGTTGTGATCCTCGATCCCCCGGCACAGTGCCTGCGGGGTCATGTTGACCGTGTCCCGCGCTCGGAGCCGCCAGTAGTCGCCGAGCTCGGGGGGGCGCGGGTCGCCCTCCGCGTCCACGAACGGGAAGATCAGCTCGAGGTGGCGGTGCTTGAGCCCCGTCTGGTCGTAGTCGCACGGCGGCGCGCTGTAGGGCTGGCCCAGCACGCTGCGGACAAGCAGCAGCTCATGCCGTCGCTTGCGCGGGTTGAAGCCGATCCGGAGGCGCGGGTTGTGCCGGCGCAGCTCCTCCGCGAGCTGCGCCAGCACCGCCCCATCCTGGCTACTGAGCACTTACGGGTTCGAGCCGCAGTTCTTCGCCCCCGACCCCTCCTTGGCGTTGGTGTTGTCGTGCGCGGCCTGCTTGCCGCCCTTCGGCATCATGCTGTCCGGCCCACCCTGCTCGAGGATGGCGGCGACATCCGCCTTGGTGGACTTCCCGGTCACATCCGGGCAGCCCTGACTCTCGAAAAAGCCCTTGCGCATCTCTACTCCTCCTCCACGTTTTCAACGGTCACCCGAACCACGCGGCCCGGGAGAATGGCAAAGTCTCCGTCAAGCGGAACCGCGATCGCGACCGTGATCGGCGCCGAACCGGGGCCGCCGATCTTCACCACGGCGCGCCCCGGCCCGAGTACCTCGACGCTGCGCAGCACCCCTTCCACGGCGACCTTGCCCATGAGCCCATCCTACTCGTAGTGGAACTCGAGGTAGAGGGACCAGTCGGCTACCGTCCCCCCAACGTCCACGACCTTCAGGCGCATCTCTTCATCCGGCTCACCGCGGATGTCGGCCTCCATGATGCCGGTGTCGCCGCCGGCGGTGTCGGCGATTCTCCCCTTGTAGTGCAGGGGCTGGTTCTCCTGGGTCTTGCCCAGGAGCGAGAAGGTGACGTCGGCGCCCGCCTGGAACTGGAACCGATCGATCACCACCGCCTGCACCGTCTTCGACTTGTCGGTGACGTGGTCCGGCCGCGGCACCACCTCAACCTCGGCCGCGACGGTGCCGGTGATGAGGATGCGCCCCGCCCCACCGACGTGCTCCTTGTCCGGCCTCATGGCTTAGACGTCCGCCTGGAGCGCCACGAGCTGCAGCTTCAGCGTCTCGGCATTCGCCCCGCCGGCCTTGACCCCGGCGATGACGTGCATCTCCTCCAGGCCCGCCACGGCGATGGTGTGGTCGGCCTTGCCAGTGCCGTCCACTGCGACGCTTACCGTGGTCACGCCGTCGTAGGTGATGTCGATGACGTAGGTGGTGCCGGAGGTGAAGTCTCCGATGTCGGTCGTCACCACCTGCGTTCCGGCGTTCGAGGTCTCGAACTGCATGACCGTACCGCCGTCCACCTTGAAGACGACGGCGCCGTCGTAGGTGGCGGGAGGTCCGGCACCGTTGTCCTGGAGCGTGTTCGCCAACGCGGCTATCACGAACCCCATGATGAAGTTGGCGTCGTCGGTGTTCGCCTCGGTCAGAGAGAACTTGAACCTCAACTGGAACGGCTTCCCGGTCTGGAGCAGGACGCGCTCACGCGACGAGACGAGGTAGACCTCGTCGTTGTCCGATGCGCCGGTGACGAGGTCCACCTCGCCGCCATGTGCGTCCACGCACAGGACCGAGCCGCCGTCGGGGTGGAACGTGAACCAGCGCTTCGCGTACCGCCGCACCCGCACGCCGATCTGCGCCGTGCCCTCGACGAATGCGGTGACCGTGCCCGCCACGAGCTTGAGGACATCGCCCTCGGTGAAGACGTTGGCCGCGGTGGCGGCGAAGGATTGCTCGACCCCCGCCGTCGCCAGGCCGGCCGACGTGAACGCTCCCGCGGCCCCGGTGATCGCGACGGCGCCGAGCGACGCCGTGAGTGTCATCGTCTTGGCTCCCGTCGTCGGGGCCTTCATGGGGCGGACGAAGATGTCGATGACCTCGCCGGTCCCGTGCAGGATCGTGCGAATCTCGTCGGCGTTCGCGATGTCGGCGAGGGCCGTGGACCCGAGGATGATCTCCTCGGTCTGGCTGATGGACTCGTCGAGGAAGCGCTCGACGAATCCGAACTTGGTGGACACCTTCGCGAGGTCGAACTTGTCGGGGTTCAGCCGCGCGTCGGCGGCGACGTTTACATCCTTGATCGTCATGGTTATGACTCCTTGAGGTCCTGGAGCACCCCGAAGGCGTTACGGCGCGTGCACACGAACTGCGCGTACCAATGCAGGAACGCCTGCCACCCATCCTTCCCCGTCACCCACTTGAGGATGTGGCCCTCGCGCGCCGACCACTCGATGGGCGTCTGCTCGTAGATCGCGAGGTGGTTACGGTTGAGGAAGTACATCCGGTTGTGCTGGCAGTGCCGGTCGTACATGATCGGCACCCCGTCGAACTCCAGGTAGCGGTAGCCACCCTCGAGCTTCGTGGCGTTGTGGCTGTAGCGCCTGTCCGGCGTCAGCAGGAGCCCGTAGGGCTTCCAGGTCTTGTGATGGCACATGATGAGCCCGATCTCGTCGCCGAGCCCCGAGGCCAGGTCAATCTCGATGATCTGGTCCTGGAGCAACGAGATGGACACGTCGCGCAGCACGCCGCCGTTGTCGTCCACGTAGGCGGCCCAGTTGGGCTCGGTCGCCACGGCGAGCGCCTGGAGGGAGCCGACGCCCGAGGTCTGGAGGTCGCCGGGGTCGCCGTCGTAGATCATCCCCAGCAGCCCCATGTTCTCGAGGTTGCGGTTGCCGGCCACGTAGACGGCATGGGCCGTCGTCGTGGTGACGGCCGCGCCGGAGATGACCATCGTGCCCGCGGTCTTGTTGATCGAGCTGATCGTGCGGTCCGCGGCCAGGTTCGTTCCGTCCGCGAACTCCTCGATGTCGATGCTCTGGCCGACCTCCGGGTACTGCACGCCCCATGAGTCGGCCGTGTCGAGGTTGACCGTGGTGGAGGGGCCGCCGGCGAGGCACTTGGTCAGGATACCCGACGAGTCCCCGAACATCTGGCGGTTCTGGTCGTTGAGAAATCCCTCGAGCCCGCCCTTCAATTCGGCGTTCAGGGCGCGCAAGAACGCGCCCTTGTCGGTCTTGCCGGCCTCGATGCCCGGGCCGGTGATCTTCACGACGAGGTAGTGATACCTCATCGTGGGGTTGGCCTGGCGGTAGCCGACGCTCCCCGCGGTCGGGAGGTCCCCATCCTCGGCGCGCGACCCGTAGCCGTGGTGACGGCCGGTCCACATCGGGATGACGATGGTCTTGCCTTCGACATCCCGTTTCGGCCCCCTGCGCACCATGCGCATGAGGATCTTCTTGGTGTTCAGCAGATCCCTGATTGGACCCTCGTACTTCTCCTTGAGGATGTTTGTCAGGGTGCTGATGGTTGCCCCGGTAGTCATGGGGACGTCTCCTTACACGTCAGCGGCCGATAGCAGCCGCGCTCAGATCGAAGTGGGTGACACCCTTCAACTCGCTGTGGATCGAGTCCAGGACCCGATCGTTGAGCAAGTCTTCCCCGGTGAGCCTGCGCCTCGCGGCGGTGGGCTTCGAGGATGATGGGCTGCCGCCCGTACCACTCCCAACGCCAGGAGCTTGCGCCGACCCGAGTTTTCCGGTGTAGTAGCGCCTCAGCTCTTCATCACGGTCCGTCACGACCTCGAGCGCGACCTGCGCCGCGCAGAGGTCGATCGACCGCTGGTCCCCCTCGTAGAAGCGGACCTTCAGGCGGTTGAGCGCATCGCGCCGAGTCGGGGCATCCTTTCCGAACACGTCCGGATGCCTCGCCGCCGCCTGCTGCTCGATGGAGTCCATGACGGCGGTGCGCGCCCGCGCGTCCTTGGCCTCCTTCCAGGTCGCGACCATAGGCGCGACCTCGTCGCGGAACCGCTTCAGCTCCTCCAGCTCGCGCACACGCGAGCGCAGCTCCCGATCGAGCCTCTCCTCATGCTCAGTCATCGGGATGCCGCGGGTGAAGCTGTCCTCCACGTCGTCCCGCAGCGGTTCTGGACGCCTCGCGTCAGGCTCCTCCCGCACGCGGACCTGCTCACCGGGGAGCGGGGGCCGGTTGAAGATCGGCCACCCATCTTGCGAGTAGCCGATGATCGCCCGCGCCGGCGCGATCTCCTCGACCTGTCGCTCCTGGTGCTGCTTCTCCAGGCGCGCGATCTCCTCGAGAAGCGCCGCCTGCCGCTTCTCCGCCGCGTCCGGCTCTGGAGCCGTGGTGGGGGCGGGCGCCGCCACCTCGGTGCGCGCGTCCGCGTTGTCGAGCGTTCCCTCCTCGGTAGCGCCCGCCAGCCTGTCGTTGCTGCGCTTCAGCGCATCGCCGGCTGACCAGTCGTAGGGCGGGAGGGGCTCCTCGATAGTGTTCGTGATCGGGGGGTCCAGGAGCGCTGGCGCCCCCGGCGTCGGCTTCGGGCGTCCCTCTTCGTAGATCGCGTCCAGCGCATCGTCGAACGAGAACGACTTGCTTTCCTGCACGGCTGCGATGTGGTCGGTCATGTCTTGCCTCACCTTGTAAAGGGCACGCCCCGGTCCAACTCCGGCGGCCGGGGCTGGCGCGGGGCTTCGCCGACTCCTGGTCTGCTGCCGCCCTTGAGTTTCGCCAGCGCTACGCCGGGGTCGCCGGGGTTCTTCTGCCCCGGCGCGAGCGGCGGTTGCCCAGCCGGCCCCGGTCCCATCATCGGCGCAGCGATGCCGGCCTGCTTGAGAATCTCCATCTGCATGTTCGTCTCATGCTCCCGGAGATGCTCTTGGAACCGCATCGCCACCTGCTGATTCGCGGCGACCAGCTCCACAAACGCGGTGCGCCTCATGTAGTCGAGATGCGCGGCGATGTGAACCTCGTGGTCGTCCCACTCCCACGGACCGAGGCGCGACTGCACAAGCGGCGACGCGAAGCCTTCTTCGGTCGCATGTGCCAGCAGCACGTTCTCGAGCCGCGCTTGCTCCTCGCGACGCAGGACGCTGCCGAAGATCGCGTCGTCGTCCGCCCCGATGCGCATCTCGCGCACGAGCCATCTGCGCTCCTCGTCGTTGTCTACGCGGATGATTCCGCCGGCCGAGAGGTTGAGCAGAAATTCCTGTGTCGCCGCCCGCGACTTGAATCCCGCGTCGATGCGCGCATCCACGTTGAAGTAGTTCGCGCCGATGCGCTGGCCTTGCTCCCCGACCAGGTCCTTCCCCGTGAACCTCATCAAGTCCACGCGCGAGTCTTCGGTGATCGTCGCCAGCCGCTCCTCGGCGACCAGCTCCGCACACACCCGCAGGAAGCCCGCGTAGCCGCGCGACAGCGCACCGTTGAACGCCTCGACCTCGACGACGAGGCGCGCGTCGTCCTGCTGCATGAGCTGGGCGAGCCCTGACGCGGTGCGGACGTTCGGCGGCGCCCGGCCCCCGAGGGTGGGCTCGTTCATGCCCGCGATCAGCATGACGTCCCGCTCGAACGCATCGGGAAGCGACTTCACGTAGTCGGGGAGCGCCGCTGGTTGCAGGTACTCCGGCCGGTGCCCGCCGATCGCGAAGTAGGGGATGATGTTGCCGGGGCCCCCGGTGACATCCTTCTCGTTCACCCTGCACTGGGCGGGCAACAGCAGGGGCGGCGACCCTACCACGTTCCCGTTCTCGATCACCATCGAGACGGCCCTGTTTCTGCCCTTCTGCGGCGGCACGATGTCGTTGAAGGTCGCGTCCGGCCACAGCTTTCCCGGCGTCGGCTTGTCGAACGCCGTGCTGTAGGGCAACCCGCCCTCACACCACTCGGGAAGCTCGCCGCGCTCGAGCACCCACTGACCCGCGGTGATGACGTAGTAGCCGCGCGGGTAGCGGCGGCACGGCTTGACCCACAGCTCCTTGACCACCGCCGACGGCAGGTCGGGCTGCGACTCCGTCATGTAGGAGCGGTAGGAGTCCACATCCCGGATGCGCTGCTCGTAGAAGTCGTGGGTGTCCGACGTGCCCTCCGGCTCGACCAGGTCGCCCTTCTTCCCCCACCGGTCAGAGAACCAGTCGAGCGGCTTCCGCGACGCCTCCATGATCCACCGGCATGAGTCCCACGAGGTGGCTGCGGGGTCCGGGAAGACGTGGAACGGGGACACCGCCCGCAGGTAGGGCTCGCCGACCGCAAACGACCGGTCCTCGCCTGGCTTCCTCTTCACGTCTCCCCACAGACGCCGTGCGATCTCCGGCGGGACGAGCCCGTCGTGGTTGGGTGGCAGCTCCCGCAGCGGTCCCGCGAGCGGATCCCACCCCCAGCGGAACACCCCGAGGCCCGTGATGATCAGCCAGTAGACGAAGTCCGAGATGGCGCGGTACTGGTGGCCCTGCACGCGCGCGTAGTAGCGGAGCACCGCCTGGGCTGTGCGCGCGATGCGCGCGTCCTCCGGCGACGGCGTCGCCGGGTAGACGAACACCACCGGGCGCTGCTGGAGGATCTTCGCGGCCTTGGTGATCGCATAGACCGCACACAGGTTCCCGGTGTAGCGAACTCGCCAGGATGGCGCCCTGGCTGGCGAGTAGAGCTGCTCGCTCGGATTCCATCCCACCCACTGGTTGCCCTCGAAGAACTCGATGTTCCGGAACCAGATGCGCTCCAGATTCACCCGACGCCTCACGCCATCCTCGTGCCAGGCGTCCACAAACGCGACGGTGTCGGGGTCCGCCGTGTCGAGCCGGGAGTCGCGGAACAGCATCCCCGCGCCTACGCTGCTCGTCTTGAAGTCCCGGCCGCGGAACTCCAGCGGCGCCTCGAGCCCACCTGCCTTCATCGCGTGGACCTCTGAATCTCGGCTTGGTAGGCGTCCTCGTCGGTGATGACGATGCCCGGCAGCTTACCCTCCTTGTTCAGCATACCAGCCAACATGTCGGCGGCCTCGAGTGCGGGCTTCCGCGTGACCATCGCGCCGTCAAGCAACGCGAGCAGCCGGTCGATCGTCCGGCGATCACGCTCCGCCTGGGCCTCCAGCATCTCCACCTTCACCTGTAGTGCGTCGCTCACCACTCACTCCCCAGCATCGGGTCATTCCCGGCGTAGCTCTCCTCGTAGCGTTGCCGGTGCGCGCTGTCCCGAAGCACTCGGTCCACGAGGGTCTCCTCGTGGACCTCCGTCCTCGTCGCCGGGACGAAGTTGACGTCCAACACCATCGAGAGCGCGTCGAGGATGTCATCGTTCGTCACGCGCGGGAATCTCTCGCCCTGTGAGATGAGCTGCTGGAACGAGTCCCCGAGCGTCGGCCGTTGCCACTTCACATCGGGCGGCGACGACGGGTCCCCCATGGGCAGCCACACCATGCCCTGCTCAACGCGCGGCGCGATGCGCTTGATTCGGAACTCCTTCGAGGCGGTCGTCGAGGGGTAGACCATCTCGATCGGCGGGATCGCGCGCTGCTGTGTCATGGCGCGGTCGTAGATCGCATCCTGGATCATGCGCTGGAACGACACGCCCTCCACCCCGAACGCATCCGGGCGGTACTGGTCGTTCAGTTCGAAGATCATGTCTACGATCCCGTGCGCCCCGAGCGCACGGTGGTGCTGGATGTCGAGCACGTACCAGAACCCGTGATCCGTGATCTTGACGACCACGAACGCGGAGTAGTCCCCCTGCTTCTTCTCTGAGATCGCCGGATCCAGCGTGATGACGGTGGTGTGGGCTCGCTTGGCCCACGGCTGGGCGGAGGGATCGAAGAACCGCCACCAGGACGCTTGAAAGCTCTGCCGTCCCTGGTCTACCGGCTGCATGAGGTACTGCGAGCTGTAGAGGTGACTGGTCCGGGCGCGGTTCTGGAGCTGTCTGTCCCGGCGCTTGGTGAAACCGGGATGTGTCTTCTTGGTGAAGTCCTTCGCGAAGAAGACCTCGTCGTCGGTGCCCTTGATCGTCGCGATCAGGACGGTGGAGGTGTCGAATCCCGACAGCTTCGGATCGAGCACCCACATGTTGACGTCGCCGTAGTCCCACGGCGTGCCAACCAGGTGCTTCTTGGTGATGTCGCCGATCCCCAGGCTCTCGATCGCCTGGAACGACTGGATGGTTGCCTGGATTCGCTCCGGAGTTCTGGTGTTCTTGTCGTCAGCCAGGTCGTCGAACTTGATCCGACTGTAGTGCTGCGAGACCAACCGCGCATCGACTCCGGTCCCGACGAAGCTCTCTTCCACTCGCGCGCGGAAGATCCCCAGCCGCTCGTCATCGTTCTGCGGGACGTCGAACGACGTCGCCTTCCAGCGCAACGGGAGGTCCCGGGTTCGACGCTTCCCCGTGCCACCGATGCGCATCCACTCCGGGATCAGCTCCGGAAAGGTGCGTTGGAGACGCTCGCAGCCCTGCATGATGCTCTTGATCCCGGCAACCTGTTTCTTGACGTTCTCGCCGCTGTTCATGACCAAGGCGATCGTCTGCATGGGGTCGCGGGCGAAATCCCACAGGCTCGCCTCCCGCGTCAGCAGGGTGCTCTTGAGGTGCGCTCTCGGGACCATGTAGACCTTGATGTCCGGGTCCGCGGTCAGTCGGACGAACACCCCGCGGAAGGTGCCATCCATCGCCGTCGGCGGCTTGCGGAGCCTCGTCGTCAACGACATCGCCTGCCGCATGTCCGCCGGACGGTAGCCCTCGGTCGTCGTCGGGTAGGAGATGCGGTACTTCGGGGTGAAGAACGCGCCGCTGTCCCCGGCGTCCGCGAGCGCGTTCCGGGTCGGCCAGTAGTAGTCGCCGGGCGGGTAGGTCGGGCATCCCGGCTCGGTGTGCATGTAGACGTGGCAGATGAGCTTGTGGAAGTAGGGGTCGTAGCCGTCGTTGCCGATGACCGACGTCACGAACCGCCAGAGGTCGTTCCGCGAAGCGTGGCGAAGCCGCGCGTAGTCATCGGCGTTTAGGTAGGAGTCGAGATCGTAGTCGTCGATCTCCGCTTTCATCGGCCGACGTACACCGCCTTGACCCCGGCGCCCGCCGGCACCACAACCACGTCGGCGATCCGGAGCGGATCCTGGCGCGTGTCCATCCGCCGCACCTCCCCGGAGCACTCCAGCTCCATGAGCAGCGCGTCGTAGTGGTCGCCGGGGAGAACAATGTGCGCCGGGACCGCCTTGTTGGCCGCGACGTAGGCCGTCAAGTGCTTCCACACCTGGAGCATGTGCTTCCCGATGCGGACATCTTCCCCTATTGTGGCGTTTGCGGTCATCCTGTGGCCTATCTGGTGGGTCATCGGTAAGGAGCGGTGCGCTTCCCGCGTCAAGCATACAATATCTTGACGATGTCAGACAAGGGTGATACATTGATGGCGCTGGCCGGCAAGGTCCCTTGAACCTTGCCGGGGAAGCCCAGTGGGCCCGACAAAGGCCCTACGCTCTCGGCCCATCCCGCTGACGGCATTTCCAGTACGCTCCGCGCTTCCCGGAGCACCTTCCCCTCTCCCACCCCGCCTCTACGCCGCACCTCCCCCGCGCAGAATCGCCCCCCCTCCAGTGGACGGGCGTCTTACGTTTGCGGTACACTGTGGTCATGGAAGACCTGCCGATCACGCATGTGGTCGTCCGCTTCGACGACCTCGCCGACTCCGACCTCGCCCTGGAGGTCAGGCTGGCGATCTCGCGCTGGAGCAACTCCAACAGCAGGCGGAAGCCGTGTGTTTTCATGGAAACGCGCGATGCCACGCGCCTGTTCATGCACTGCTTCGGCCTTGTCGCCCCCATCGCTCACCCGATGACGGGCGCCTTCGATTTCCGCTTCCAGGCGCACGACGTCCACGCATGCCCGGACATTCCGGGGCGCGGTGGGATATTCTTGGTGGGAGAGCACTCGGAGGGTCCACATTGACAGCCACCGACACCAACACCAACCCGAGGGATGACAAGATCACGGCATTCTCCCGTCTCGCCAGCGACCAGTCCAAGCAGGCGTCGATCATCGACGCCTCAACGCACGCCAGCAAACACGTGCGTCGCGCGATGGTCAAGAACCTCGCCGCGCTGGCAGACGGCGCTCTGACCCTGCTCCACGACCTCGACGAGGACGCTCCGGGCCCCTGCGGCCTGAGCGAGGGGGTCTGCACATCCTACTGCCGGAGCTGCATCGGCCGGATGTGGGCGTACCAGATGTCCATCGTGCGGGCCACAGACGAGCTACTGACGAAGCTCGCCAACACCAAGCCCTTCAAAGCGACTCGTCGCCGCGTCTGGCGTCCAGGAGATCCGCTGTGACCAAGCGCGAGATCGAGATCGAGCGCGAGCTTCCCGACGACGACCGGGAGGACCTTGATGACCACTGGACGGCATTCGAGGATCAGATCCTCGAGTACTCGATCACCCGCACCGAGGTCGCAACCGCCGAAGAACTCCAGGAACTGATGCCCACGGAATGGCTAGCCGGAAAGTACGCCGGCTGTCTTGCCGAGCCCCCCCTCCCCTTCCCCGGCGAGACCCAGGAAGACGCCAACGATCGCGCCGACCGCAACGCGAAGCGCCTCGACTCCGCCGTCCAGGACTGCGCCAACGCCTTCCACCGGCTCGACCCCGGCGCGCAGCTCGACATCGCGGTCCGGGCCCAGCCACGCGACGATGACCGCTACGCCGACATCCTTCGAAGGAGGTCCCGCCATGCCTCATGACGCGCTCCGCCGCCCCGGCCGCCGCCCCGTCTGCCCAGTCTGCCTCGGTGGCGGGCTCGTAGACCCCCCCTCCGGCCATCCGCGCGACTACCGCGACCTGATCCTCTGCACGGCATGCGGTGGCGCCGGAAAACGCCCTCCGAACACTTCCCGACCGTGTACCCCGAAGCAGCAAACCCCTCCACCAGGCCTGAAAGCATTCATCGAGCGGGGGTGACCAAAATTGTCACTTGCCCCATTCGATACATGGTTCATGATGCCCTCACTGGAAATCGAAGCGGCTCGCCAGGGTCGGCGCGTAACCCTCCCCGCGAGCCTCGGTAAAGCCCGAAGGGGCACCGAGCGGGTCGGGGAGCGGGACGGTGGCAGCAAGACACCTCTCCAGTCAGTCATCCAACGCCAGGGGGGCCGCGGCCCCGCGGCGCCCCGGGATCGCTCGTGTGTCGACCGCTCTGGAGACGGGGCGGTAGTTGCGCCCCACCCTCCAGCGTCACCAGAGCGGCCAGGGGCGCGAGGTGAAACCCCCGCGCTTGAGCGTCCCCGCTCGTACCCCCCGCAAGGGCGGGAGAGGGGAGGGGACCTCAGGAGGGGAGGGGAGAGGTACGCCCTCGCTCCTGCACCAGCGCCCCCTTCCGCCAGCCCCACAGCCAGCCCCACCCTTCGCGCCGGCGAGCGCAGGCCTGGCCGTCGGCCCCCGCACAGGGCCATCAGGACAGGGCAGGTCGCGCGTAGCCGCAGCGCGCCAGGAGCCCTTCGAGCTTCCTTCCAGAAGGGATTCTGATGATGGACAACACACGGATTGCCGGTTGGCAACCCCATCCTTCCGGCAGCAAACCACGGGGCTGGAGGACAGGCGCATGAGCGCAGGGATCAAGTCGGAGCACTGGGACGATGCACACGGGAATCCGGCGGGCGGAACCACGTTCGGGGACGGGTTCGCCATCGAATGGCAGAACGGCCCGCTGGGGCGCGGCGAGGAACGGCGCGAGCCGACCGGCGCGGTCGTCGAGGACGTGATCGCCGCGGCGGCGGATCGCCTCCGCTACTACCAGGACAGTAAGTTCGCGTGCAGTTACAACGCCACGGCCTTGAAGCACCTGGTGGCCGCTCTGGTCGCACTGGACCAGCGCACGAAGGGCCGCGAGGCGAGGGGCGTCGAAGGAACGTACAAGGTCTGACCCGGAACGGGCTGTGGATAACTCCTGCACCCATCGCCTCAACCAAAGCTACCGCCTGGAGGTACGCTACCCCAACAACGAGGGGTGCGCGTGTCAAAAGCGTCTTCGCGAGGGACTGCTTTCGATCCCCCTCCAGGCGGTAGCACCTCCCCCACCAGCGCCCCCAGAACGACGGAATCCTTCGCGGTTGGTACGGGGTATCCCAGAAATTTCTGGGGCGCCCTAGACTAACCGACAGCGCGCGCCCGGCCCGCACCCCCACCCCGGCCGGGGCCGTAACTCGCCAGCCCACACCTTAGGGGCGTGCACGCGCAGCACTGGTGCGCGCTCACACCCGCCCCCCCCCTGCGTTTGCGGTCGAGTCCGCCCCCTCCCGCATGCCGCTGACGCACTGCGTCAAGCGGGGGAGGTGTGGCCTTCGCGGTTCTGGCGCCGCCGACGCTACCCCTTACTCACACACGAGTTAGCGCGAGTATGACGAACGTACACTTTCCTCACACCTAAGGTGTTCTCCTAATAGAGGCACCTAAGTCCTTTCACCCCTAGGCGTTGTTTTTTTCTCGACACGGCTGGATTCGCAGGGTATGTTAGCGTTGCAGCCGCGGTTCAGACCTCGGCCGGTCAGCGCGGGAGGCCCGCGCTTGCCGGCTGAAGGGAGCCATGAGGAGCCACGCCATGACGAGCACGACCCCGAGCACCCCCGCCTCCACCGCCATCTACAACGAGACCGCCCCCGCCTTCAGTGCGCGCGTCCTCGCG